TCATAGTAGGTGTTGCAGAATTTGCGCTTGTTGCAAAAACTGTTACTAGGGCTCCAGTGACTCCTTGAGTTCCATTGAGCCCTTGAGTTCCGTTTGTTCCTGATGCTCCTTGTGTTCCTTGAAGCTGAGCATAACCAAAACCTTGGACTCCTTGTAACCCAATTGGGCCTTGAATACCTTGGGCAGCAAAAGCTCCATTGAGCCCTTGAGTTCCTTGAACTCCATCTCTACCGACGTATCCTGATGGTCCTTGTGTTCCCTGCGGACCAAAAAGTCCTTGAACTCCTTGTAAGCCCTGCGCTCCGACGATTCCGCTTGTACGGGTATCAACCCAGAAGTAACTGATACCGTCATCTGTCATCCATGTGTACTCGCGTGCAGTTGTTGTGTTAAGCCAACGGTCACCTAGACTTGGATTAGCTGGTGCTGTTGTGGAGTAAGTATAAAGACCTCCACCTTTAAGACCCTGAACACCGAAGAATCCTTGGAGGCCTTGAATTCCTTGACCGCCCTGAAGTCCTTGTAAACCTTGAGCTCCTGAATAACCTGATGCACGAAGCTCAACCCACTCGTAATCTGTTCCATCAGTAGTAATCCATGTATATTCGCTACCAGAATTTGCATCCAACCAGACATCGTTTGGATTTGGAGATACTGGTGGAACTGTTGACACAGTGATATTGGAGTGTGTACCCCATTGACCCTGAAGACCTTGGTTTCCTTGAAGACCTTGATTACCCTGAAGTCCTTGAAAGCCGTTACCGCCCTGAATACCCTGAAGGCCTTGAATACCTTGGTTTCCTTGTACGGTTCCAACGGCTTGCCACACAGCACCTGTCCATGTCCATGAACGGCCTGCGTAGGTGTATACCTGATTGAGTGTAGGACTCAGTGGAAAGCTAATAGCCATTATGCAAGTTTACCTTCCGTAGAGTCTGTAATAGGTATAAGCGGCAGTGGGTCCGCCCATACTTTTCTGCTCTCATCCCACCAGTGGCCCTTGCCATCGTCTGGCTCAGGGTATGGTGCTTCCCATTGTTTCTTTTCATTCAATACCCATGATGGATACGGTTGAATATTAAAGTCAGTCCCATCCCACACAGAGCCTAGAAAAGCTTCTTTATTGACATCGCATAAATCTATGACGGTGTCGTAATCAAACTTAGCAAAAGCCTCTTGCATAGACTCATCGCTGTGGTGTGGGAATGCGAGCACAGCTATAACAACATCGTTTTTAAGAAGCGCTTGTTGATGCGCTGTAAAGTGATTATCCTCTTGTATAAGGTCCATTAGCTTATCCTTGTAATAGTGACATACCCATTACCGCCGTTAGCTCCAGCAGTGTTTATCTGGTTAGCTCCGTTGTTGTATGAGCCACCTCCACCACCAACTTCGTAAGAAGACCATTGGCCTGAAGCTCCGCCAGAGTATCCTCCACCACCACCAGTAGCTAGACCACCAGCTCCGCCGCCACCGCCAAATCCACCATAGCCTCCCTGGTCACCCCAGCTCAAAGACTGTCGTCCACCAGTGCCCCCATTTAAGAATGAAAGGGAGTTATCGTTTCCAGAGTTTCCGCTAGGGGTAGGAGCATTTCCGCTATAACCTGCTCCAGGAGCTGCGTACGGCCCGTTTCCTCCATTACCGTTAGAACCTCCAGCGTAGGCGTTGTTTTGAGGGTTGTTGTTTCCATTGTTACCTGTGCTGGCGTTGTTACCGCCAACGTTACCTGTCCAAGCGTCGTTTACTCCGCCTGAGCCTCCGCCAGCAATAACTAAAATAGTGTTGTCGGATTTAGTAACAAAAGTTCCGCCACCACCGCAGCCTAGTCCATAACTTGAGCCTTGAGAGTGGTTTGATGTAGGTCCCACATGTCCAACAAGAATCTTAAGGACTTGTCCTACAGTCAAAGAGAACTGACCATAGATTCGAGCTCCAAGACCACCGCCGTAGCTAGACTTTCCAGAACCGCCTGCAGCACCATACGCATCAATAGCGTACGTTCCTGTAACAGGCACTGTCCATAGTTGGTAACCCTGCTGTGTCATGTTGAGATTAGCTGTGCTTTGTGTCCACGAAGTTGCTGAGTATGCACTTTGAATTTGAGCAAGCGTAGGGCCATTTTGACCAGCAACTCCAGCATTAGTAAATGTAAAAGAGCCATTTACTGGGAAGTTGTATAGTCCATAAGTTAGGGTCATAGTTTTACTAGAAACATGGCCGTAGCTGTCTGTAATCGATACAGTAATAGTGTATGGCGATGTGCTTGACGAGGTGCCCGTCAAAAGACCAGTCGATGACATACTGATTCCAGGAGGAAGGCTTCCTGCTGTAATAGCAAATGTAGGAGCAGCTCCACCTAAATCAAGATAAGGAATCTGATATGAGTAAGCAGAACCGCTGTATGAATTTAAGCTAAATGTATTTTGATTAGGAAAAGTAATGACTGGAGGCACATACCATTTGTAGTAAAGGTAGTTATTGAGTTGAGCTATTTCAGAATCTTGCAGATACCTATTCCAGATAAGGACTTCTGAGATGTATCCGTTCCAATACTCTCCAGGAGTTCCTCCAGAGTGGTGCGCTCCTAAGTACCAGCTGCCTGTAAGCGCTGTCATAGTCACAGAACGGTTTACTCCAGCATTAGATACGCAGGAAGCGTCTGTAGCAATCGGAGAGCCGTGCAGTTGAAAGTTGCCATATCCTAAAGCGTTGTCGTGACGCATCATTGCTGAGAAAGTGCTCTCAGCATCAATAACAGAACCTCTTGTCACGCTATTGTGCCAAGTTCCTACACCCTCATTTACAGGACCTATGTCGCACATCATTACTGAAGAGACGTTGTCATAATCGTTTGCAGTTCCAGATGCGGTTGAGATAAAGCGACCATAGGTAGATGATGCTACAGAAACAGAGTTAGGGGCTCTTTTTGCTACGACCATCACAGTAAACGCTGTAGTTAGTGTTGTTCCAGCCACTGAGTCTAAGTATGTTTGAACTCCATCAAAATACACAGATGGCTGATTGTTAATACCCGTTTGTATAAGAGCTGGTTGAGCAGACGAGGTTGACTGTTGAAAGTCCAAAGTTCCTGGGTTTGCTTTATTAATCCAACGAGATAGCGTAACTGTAAACGAATTTCCGTATACAAATGTCGACAAATCCGCAGCATCATGCCATTGAATTAAACCATTTTTTAATGTACCGCTGGGCAGCTCTTGAGTAGCCGAAGGACCTACCTCATACGAGTGTGCACCAGTGTTTCCAAAAGATTGTAGTAGTGGCATTAGTCAACCTACGCAAACTTAACTTGAGATGCTAGAACTGTGTATGTTGCGGAAGCTGTCTTTGATATTACATATGTGTAGACATCAACAGAGTTGGCGTTTCCTTGGTAGGGAGCAATACCTCCTTGCCATTTAGGAGTAACGCTGACACCGTCTACCTGAAAACCTGAAGCGTAGTAAGCTGTTGAACCGTTTGTATTCATTACAACAATCGTGATTGATTGGCCAACAGACAGCAAGCTGTTGATTGTTACAGATAAGCTGTTAGTAATGTTTGGCGTAAAGTTCGCCGTAGCAGATTGCGTGTAATACCAAACTGTAGAGGTAGAGGCATAGATAGTTGTAACACCATTTAGACCAGCAGACAGGTAGTTTCCGTTTTCAATCAAGCTGCTTACAGCTTGCTGCGGAGCAAATACTCCAGCTGTTCCAGTAATTCCTTGAGAACCAACAAGACCCTGTACGCCCTGAATACCTTGAAGCTGTGTGTAAATTCCTTGTGGGCCTGCAGGTCCTTGCAAACCTTGAACACCGCCTGGACCATAAGGACCTGCTGGACCTTGCAGTCCTTGAACACCAGATAGGTTGTTGTTAGGCTCATACCACTCTGTGCCATCCCATACATAGAGACGACCATCGTTAAGATTGCTCCACGCATTACCTACAGATGGGTTAGTTGGTTGTGTAGCAGAAACAATATAAGCACCAGGTCCAAGATTTCCTTGGATACCTTGGAAGCCCTGCGTTCCTTGAACACCTGAGTAACCAGAGGCAGAGAGCTCCACCCACTCATAGTGAACACCGTCAGTTGTTATCCACGTGTACTCATATCCATAAGTGCCATCAATCCAGATGTCATTTGGGTTTGGGTTGGGAGGTGGTGTGACAGATAGCGTTACTGCTGCATTAGAGCCTTGAGGTCCTTGAATACCTGCACCTGTAAGACCTTGGATACCTTGGATACCGATGCCGCCTTGGATACCCTGAGCCGCATATTGACCAGCAAGACCCTGAGCACCAATAAATCCTTGAGCACCTGAATATCCCTGAATACCGAGATAACCTTGTACACCCTGGAAGCCAAAGCCCGCATTACCTTGGATACCTTGTAAGCCTGCAGCTCCTTGGATACCTGCGCCCGTAGCTCCTTGAACACCTTGAAGCTGTGCATAGCCGAAGCCTTGAATACCCTGCGTTCCTTGTACAGAACCAGCGGGTCCTTGAATACCTTGAGCACCTGCACCTGTAAGACCTTGTAAACCAATCAGGCCTTGAACGCCCTGGGTTCCTTGATTTCCTTGTAAACCCTGATTACCAAAATGGCCCTGAACACCTTGAAGCCCCTGAAGACCCTGTGCACCAATAAAGCCCTGAAGACCTTGTGCTCCAATAAAGCCTTGAAGACCCTGCAGACCTAAGAGGCCTTGAAGACCCTGAGCACCGATGAATCCTTGAAGACCTGCTTGACCCTGAGCACCAGCATAGCCTTGAATGCTAAGACCCTGCGTTCCCTGAAAACCAATAAGACCTTGCAGGCCGTTAGCGCCTTGAAAACCTAAGAGGCCCTGCGTTCCTTGAAATCCTTGAATACCAGCGCCACCAGTATTACCCGCAATACCTTGAATACCAGGATAGCCCTGAAGTCCCAAGTATCCTTGAACACCTTGGTTACCAAGTTTGCCTTGTACACCCTGCGGTCCATTGCCGCCTTGAACGCCGACAGCACCGTTCTGTCCTTGAATACCTTGAACACCAACAAAGCCTTGTAGACCTTGGTTACCTTGTTGTCCTTGGATTGCAATACCTTGCACACCCTGAACACCCTGAATGCTGATGCCTTGAACACCTTGGGTTCCTTGGTTACCTAAGTGTCCTTGTAGACCAAGTAGGCCTTGAATACCTTGAGCACCTGCACCTGCAGGGCCTTGCAGACCTTGTGTGCCTTGACCACCAGGAATTCCCTGCAGTCCATTGCCTACAGTGATATTAACTGGAGCAGGTGGAGTGATGGTGATGTTTTGAATTTGCTGACAACCGCAATAGTTACACATTACCAACTACCTCCTAGAGCTCCAGGAGAATCAGTCACCTCTTGTGTAATAAATACTTGTCCCTTGATGTAAGTCTGACGCCAGTTTGAATTGACTGTGGATGTTGCGTGCAAATCCCAGAAAGCGCGAGTAGGAAGATACTCGGTATCTGAAGGATTAAGAGAAAGCTGAATGACGCTTGATGTAGAAGATGTAGAAAGTGTTGTAATAGTAAAGGTTGCGTAGATAGATGGCGACGCTGGGTAGGTACGAATCTGTGCATTGAATACAAGGTTTGTTACATCAAACGGGAACGTAAAGGTAGTTGCGTATGAGTCGCCTTGGTAAAGAACAATGTCGTATGTTTGAGCATAGCTTGGCATAGCTTCGTAGCCAGTAAGGTCGTTCTCCAAGTAGACGCGATTTGGTATACGGGAGTCGTCGATTTCTTGAGCGATATACACAGGGATAAGCTTGTTGGTAGTACGGGAGACGCGGCGTAGGGTTGCCATCTCAATCTTCCATAGCCCGATGTTGAGCTGTGCGCAGAGTGTCTTATATTGCTCAAAGCGCTGTTGAATGATTCCAGTAAGTTGAGCATAACGCTGAGCTCGTGGGATGACGACGCCATCTGGAGCAGTGATGTTGATATCAAACGATGCGTCAGTGGCAAGAACCCATAGACCCTCGATAGCTGCAAGGATGGCAACTGGATACTCTTCTACAGGCTCAATCAGGCTGATAGTCATCTGAGAGCCATAAGAGTTGGTGCGGTTGTAGGTGTGCTGAGTGACCGCTGTGTTAACAAACTCAGTAATCGTGGAGTCTAGGAAGTAACGGTCCTGAATACCTGTAATTGAGATAGCAGCATTGTTAGCGGGAGCTGTAGCAAAGGTGATAATTCCTGTGCTCTGCTCAACCGAATAGCCAGATGGGTATGGGATGGCTGTGCCGTTAACGGTGACAAGCATGTTGGTGAGTTCAATAGGCTTAGCGTTTACGGTGAACTGAGTACTGACCCCATCACCTGTTGCGGTGAAGCTAAACTGGGTCTGCTCATCTCCAAGCTCTAAACGAGTTCTTGCAATTAAATCACTTAATTGAGCCACCCAATACTCCTAACGCTTCAACTACATGATGTCATTAAATGACTAAAAAATCCCCACAAACGAAAAAGGCGCCCGTTAGGACGCCAGTCTCGCTTAGCTATTGCCTTAGAAATCGGCAGCTAGATAACCTTTTTCTTTAAGGTGCTGAGCTACGTGACGTGTTACAACGTACTTCTGACCAGCTTTAAAGATGTAGTTATTTCCTTTACCAAGAGTCATGTTCTCAATATCTGCAATTACGCGGATATTGACTTTATCTTCATCCTCTGAGTTAACGAGTTCTACAGGATTATCTACAATAACTGTGGCGCGGTTAGGGACCGTAGCGTCAATTGGTTGTTCCAATGTTGCTTTGGCCTTGGCGTTCATCATAGACATCTCGCCTGCGCGTTCTGCCTGCTCTTCGGCATATTGCTCTGCAAGAGCTGCACGGGTGCGACCTGTTACATCGGTCGGCTTGACTTGTTCTTTTGGCATTAAATTTTCCTCCGAATTAGTAGCTGTTAAAAGACGGGGGGCTTTTCAGCCCCCCGTTTACTGCATATTTAGTTGTATTAGTTGGTTTCTGCAATAACAACAGACTGGTCTGTGATAAGGCCAAGTCCGAAGATTGAGTACCAAGCAATTGCGTGCTCACGACCAAAGTCAAGAATACCGCCATCGCGGAGTTCAACTGGGAGTGAGATAGCGTGACCAAATGCGTTGTCTCCGATGAAGATAGCGCTGTAGCGGTCAGATGCACCGTTACCTGTGTAGGTGTTAGGAGTTGTGTATCCTCCGCCAGGAAGAACTGTTGGAGAAGAAACTGCTGTGTCAGCTGTGTAGCCTGCACCAGCACCACCAGGAACGTGAAGAACCTGAGTTGTTTCGATGAATACTACGTCGTACAAACGACCGATTTCACCGAGCATGAAGTTTCCTGGAGCAGCGTACTTTGTTACTTCGATGAACTCTGGGTTGTCGCGAAGTGTACGGCTCTGGTGTGGGTGAACAAAGCAAACATAGGTCTCGCCAAGACGAGGGATGTTCTTTGTTGCCAAGGTCTCAACTGTATCCTTAACAACGTGTGGTGTGAGGTATGAAGAACCTGTCATAGAAGCACGGTTTGTGCCAAAGGTTCCGTATCCGTACCAGTTGTTAACTGCAGCTGAAACTGAAGAGCGGTCTTCACCGTAAACGGTTGAAGATGCTGCGTAGAGTGTGTCGCGTGAAAGCTGGTCTAGGTAGATAGCCATGTTACGACCAAGAAGACGTGAAGCAGAAGCCATCACATCGTCGAATGAAGCATTGAGAAGAAGCTCTGAAATAGCAAGAGCATAACCATGCTCTGTTACTGTGATTGAGAACTGCTGTGCTGTCAATGCGTTTGTCTGCATACGAACACCTTCGACGAGCGGTGAAGCAAAGCCGAGGTTGTTGTAACGCATGAAGTTGATTTGAAGACCAGGAGCTACACCGAGCTCCGTCTTCTTAACTGCAAACTGCTCGAAGCGAAGGATAGGCATTGCCTGGAACAAAATTTCCTTTGACCAGATTGTCTGAATCGCTTGAGTCAGCTGGGTGTTGGTACCTGAGTACGCGGTAGGCGCAGCGGCGAGATTGCCTGTACCTGTGATGGATGATGCCATTTAGCTGTGACTCCTAATTAGTCGTTGATGGATGAAAATGGGTTAACTGAACATTCCCTGTGAACGGCCTTGAGCTTCTGCACTCAATAGTCGTGAGCGGTATTTTGCGTATTCAGCCATTGGCATGTTTGCAATTTCTTGCGGTGTCAATTGGCGTTGTTCCGAATTAGTTTCCAATGGTCCAGCTGGGGGCGTAGTAACCCGTGTCCCCGTCATTTCACGGCGCACCTCTTGACGAGTTGCTCGTGCATTGTCGAGAATAGATTGAGAGCGAGCTTTCAAATCATTGATGCTTGCTTCAACTTCTTCTCTGCTATTGCCGATAACTAGGTCGATTAGCTCAGGCACGATATTTTCACGTTCCTGCTCTAAGCGCTGGTTGCGGTAACTTTGTAAGTCAGATAACTGACGTTCTTTTTCCCAAAGTGCATTGGCTGCTTCGCGAGCTTGGCGCTCACGTTCCAGTTCCTCTTTCCACTCACGCTCTTTAAGCTTAAGAAGTTCCTTAGCTGATAGTTCTTCTTCAAGAACTTCGCGTTGTTTCTTATTAAGTTGTTCAATCTCTTCTTGTTCGCGTTGAGCTGCTTTAGCTGCTTCTTTGTCAGCTTGAGATTTCTTTAACGAATCAATTTCCGCTTTAAGTGAATCAATCTGCGGATAGAGCTTGTCCTTTTCTTGTGAGCGCACTTTTGCCAAATCTTCCTCAGTATAAAACTTTTGGTTGATAGTGGCGCGATTGTTGGTAGTAGTAGCCGAAGCGTCAACGCCCTGCTGACCTACTCCTGGGATTGTGCCTGTCTCAGCTGCAAAGCCATCGACAGCAACGTTCGTGATTTCTGACATGCGTGTACTTCCTTATCCTCGGGGTCGTTTTCCAAATTATTAGCACGTATGACCAAACAGTGTTTTACAGTATTTAATTTTTCCCTTACCCTACGAAAAAATCAGGCTAAACCCTTACTTTTCGTAGTCTTCTGGAACTCTTCTCTGTGGGAGTTGTGTTCCATAAGCTTCTGTTACCAAGCGGTTTCTTACCGCTGCTTCTCCTTGCTGGAGGAACATCTGTGCCTCGTCAAGGATTGGGGTTGCTCCACCAGCAGGTGATGGGGCTAGCTGTTGACCTTCGGGGCCTGTTGGTAGAGGGACGGCAGTTCCGTCAGGGCCTGCCATCATTCCTGTAAGGTTTGCAATCTCATTTTGAATTTCAGTTTGAAGAAGCTTGAGTGCTCCATCAGCCTTAGCATCGTCCATAAGTTCTTGACGAATCTCTGTAAGCTTTTCTGCAGGGAATTCCTCACCCAATGCACGCAAAGCACCTTCTTTAGACTCAAGTCCAAGGGTCATCATTGTTTGAACTTCGTTCAGCAAGATGAGCTTGTCAAGCGGTAGTGGTGGTGGGAAGTGGCAGTAAGAGCGGTAAGTAATAGGGTCTGAAGGGTCTAACTGCGCAACCTGACCTGGCTTAAGCGGTGTGGTGCTGGCGTTAGCATCCCAGATAAATGTCTCTGGTTCTTTGACAGCAAGATTAAGAAGGATGAGCTCGTTCACGCGTTCTAAAGCATGTGCGTATTGAATAATCTTTTGATGATAACGAGCCATCAATGGTTGGAACTGAATAGACAGCGCTACACCTGAGGTGTTAGAAATAGGCTGAGCTTGACCAAGCGCAGTCTCTGGAACACCGACCATTTCGTGCATAGTCTTCTTGAGCATCTCTAGGAACTCAAGACCACTCTTTAGACCTTGCGCTCCGCCTTCAAGATTTTCGACCTTAGCGTCTTTAGGAAGACCTCCCCAGACTTTGTTCGGGCCTTTCTCAAGCTGAGCGGCTTTAGCTCCAATAATAACGGTGACGGGAGCAGCGTGATAATTGACAATGTCAGCAATATCAGTAGCAACCTCATTGTAAGTTCTATTAATGTTAATAATTTGGTCGCAATCGCTGAGACCCCAAGGACTACCGCTAATACGAATATTAGGAGCATGGATAACAGGTATTGTGCCCAGCGGATTGGGGCGAGAATCGATGAGCTCGTCATTGATATATTCCTCGATGGTGTCGTCTGTCAAGATTTCAGTGTAGGTAAATACCTGACGTGTTCCTTCTAGTGATGTGCCCCAGAAACGATACTTGAGCTTAAATCTAATTAAACGTTCACGGTCATGTGGGTGAAACTCTGGAAATGCAAACGACGCGTTCAGGGGAAGAATACGAACACGTCCTGGGTGCATGCGTCCAGCAGAGTCCATGTAAGCCTCTTCGTAAGCTACTTTAATAAAGCAGTCGCCTGAGACAGTTCCTTGCTGACCAATCTCCCAAAGAACGGTGGCTTTGTTGTTGTCTACTTCCCATACGCGCTCTAGTAGGTCTGGGACGATAGCTTCTGTTTCTTTAGGTGAGCGGAAGTTAACGCCCTTGCCAAAAGTAAAGTTAATAATAAAATCAGAGAATGCGCGGAAATAGTTAAGCGCTAGTTGTGGTTCACCAGCCTGACGGCGGTAAGAGTAGTGATGACCAAGATACATCGCCCAGTTCAGCGAGTAACGGTTGAGGCGAGGACCGTGTACTTCAAACTCTTCATCAGCTAGCTCTACTAAGCCCAGCGGAGAAATCGAGATGGTTAAGTCGCTTGACGCCGCCCTATAACTAGGGGGTGAAAAGTCAATTGAGCTCACATCACGTCCTTATCTATACAGACAAACAATAACAAAAAGTCGATAAATCTACAGACGACTCACGGTATCTGTGTAATAGGTTTTGCAACTTTTTTCTTAACAGAGCGTTTAACGCTTTTTTCTTGTTCTTCTTTTTTCTTATCTACCTCTTCTTGGACATAGTCTCGAAGACGAGGGTCTACTTCTTTTTTAGAAGCGACAAACTTCCCACCCATTTGCTGATACTTTGCATGAATCCAGTGAGCTTTTGCGGGTGAGTTTTTAGAGAAGCGAGAACCTGCTTGAACAGTAATTGTGTTCCATAACTTTGGATTGGCAGGGGTTCCCGAAGGACCTTCTTTAACTTCCTTGCCTTTAATTAATGCCATTAATAATCCCTTGGGAAAAACCCCGCCAATCCCTGAGGACGGCGGGGAGCTAGATTTCCTATTTAGTCGTTTACGATTGCTGGGTTTGAACGCTGCTGATGTGCTCCGCTACGAATAACTTCTTCGAACTGAACTTCAGCGCCCTTACCAAAAGCTCCTGTAGAGAACTCAGAAAGTGTGTTCTGTGACTCTACCCATGCAGCTGAGCCAACGTGTGCGCGTTCGCGCATTGTCTCATCTGGAAGCTTTTCAAATACATTCGCATTACGATTTGGGCGTCCTGGAGCTGCTGCGTAGCCTTGTCCAGCGCCTTTTGAGAATTCATTTGGAACGTCGGTGTCTGTTGCAATTCCCTCTTCAAAACGAAGTGGTCCGCGTTGACCTGCAACTGCAGGTGACATCTTACGGTCATAAACCGTACCTGGACGCTCTGGGAATTTTGGTTGTGGTGCAATTGCCATTAGTTAACTCCTAAATTAGGTTGAGGACCTCAGTTAAAAGTGTGCTACGTAAAGGCAAGTAATACAGGCTAAACAGGACTTATCTTTGGTAAAAGAGATTGTGGGTTAGCTCTACTGTAGGCATAGTGAGGTCTAGAGTAAGGCTGCATGCAATAGCTAGTGAGTCCGCATAGTCGTCATGCGCGTGAGCCTCTTCAGGTGCATGGGCAAGAAAGTTAGGTCCTTGGAACTTTGTTTCTAGGTCAGTCATCTGCTGAAGGAAACGCTTGTAGGTACGCAGCTTTCGTGTCTTTGCGTGCGCTGGGTAGCCGATAAGTCTGCGGTCAATCAGGGCTTTGAGGTGCTTCCAACGCTTTGACTGCTCAGGTTGGCTACTACCTATAGCGTGTACCTCTGCCCGAGGCATGAGAATCTTGAGACGTTGGGCTACTGCATCTCCCACACCATTGGCGTCTACACCGACAGCAAGGACGTCGTAGTTAGCGAGGAAGTTAACAATCTGAAAGTACTGGTCTTCCCAGTCATCACCTTGAAGCTCTAACCAGTTCAAGATGCGATGGTCAAAGTATCCAAACTCATCAGGCCTATCCCAATCAACCCAAACAACTGTGACCACTGTAGAGTCAAGTTTACGTGCAGGGTCAATCCCTACCACTACAGGTGTGCGCTGCCACGCACGCATAATTTCAGCAGACCTGTCACCAAGCTCTTCCATAATACTGCTGGTAACAAACATACCGCGTTCAAGAAGCCATTTGCAACAGTACGACATCTGGAACTCATCAGAGTCCTCACCGATGCGTATCATTTCCTTTTTAATAAACTTTGCGTAGTTAGGGTTAAACTTAGATACATCTCGGTAGTCCCACTCAAAGTGGTTTTGGCGTTTACCGCGAGCTGTTTGAATTCTCTTGTTTAACTGTATAGAGCGGTAGAAGTTGTTCTTATGAGTAGTTGGTGTCCCAGTTTTAACCATAGTTCCTGAGTAATACGCCAACATAGGAGAGATAGATTTAGATACTACAAAGTCATCCGCTTCTTGACACTCGTCAATAACAATGATGTGGAACGACTTAGATTCAATTTTAGCTCGTGGGTTAGCTGTCATCATCATGAGGGATGAGCCAGAGTTCTTTAACTTAATCTGACGAGTAACTCCAGCCACTCTTCCTAGAGAATCATCAATTTCAGGGTCACCTAAAATTTCAAGGGCGCGTTCACTAGTAAGACGGTTGACTGTTCTACCGAACAGAGTTTCAACCTGACCTTCGACGGGAGCAAACATACCTATCCAGATACCATCTTTAAACTGCCCAAGTAGGTCTGGATACATCTTTGCTAGGCGTGGTAATAGAACCATCAATGTAGCAACTGTATTGGCGATAGTTTCTGACTTACCTGACTGACGAGCAGCCAAAGCTGTGATTTCTTCACCATCATTGATAATCACGGATTCAATAATGCGCCGTGCTAATGGCATTTGATAGGGGTGCAGTTCATGTCCTACAAGGGTAGTCTGAAATTCAATACACTGGTCTATTAGCTTTTTAACGAACTCTTTAGAGAGCTCATCGAGCTCCTCTTCTTCATCCTCTATCGGCAGGACGTCTTCATCATCGTCTTCTAGGAGGTCGTCTTCATCGAAAAATTCTTGTTCTGACATAGTGCCTACAGTCTATGAAATAACGGCTGCCTGGGCTACGTAAACCCAGGCAAACCTTTTTACCACGACACGGAGAGAAGAAACACGCGGTGAGATAACTATACAGATAATGTCGATAAATCTCTATTGGCGTTTAAGCGTGTCGCGAATATTAAGCGTATCTAAAACTGCATGCAGAGCCTCTGCTCCATTAAGAGCTTCATTAAGATAGAGAGCCTCGCGAGTACGCAGGTACCCACTCATGCAGCGACCGAGCTCGTCAATATACCTGTCTGCCCACATCTCTAACTCTGCGCTAGGTATGCGTTGAATTCTTTTAAATATTTTTTCAGAGAACGGCTTACTCCACGGCTCTTTAGGCTTGCGATTTAACATCCCACTCCTCAATATTCTCAGCAGTTAATCCCATATCCCGTCGACGTAAGGCTGAGCTAATCAGCTTAATAGCATCCTCGTCTGTTGGGTTTTTATAGCTTTTATAAAAGACGCCAAGATAGTGACCCCACTCGCCTTTAGGGACTCTAAAAACAAAGCACTTACCTTTGCGGTAGTTATCTTCTGTCTCCTGTGTGTGCCCTATCTCCACAATAGGTAAAAGATTGTTGTGGTAGTAGCGCAGGCGTCCTACATAGATTGGTCCAAATGATTTCATAAACGACTTCTTCATTCGTTAAACATCACTTTCGTATTCTCGTCCATTTCTGATGGGTCAAAAGCTGACTGCGCATAGATAAGCCCTACTTCTGGGTTTCTACGGTCAAACCCTTCGTTCCATAGAAAGGTTCCTGTAGATGGGGCAGCACGTAACTGTGACCATACACTAGCAGGAACTCCTTCCCATTTAATCCACGCGTCGTCCCAAAAACGCACTACAAGCGTGCCATCTCCTACTTCTTGGTTGTAGGCAAGCATCTTTGCCCTAGGAGCTCTACGAGGTTCTTTTCTGTTTTGATGGGGGGCTGGTTGAGTTACCCAAGGAACAGCTCTAGCGATATCCCAACGGCTCTTTTTCTTTTTATCTGGAAAGAATAAATCGTCATAGGTGGGAATACTTGTGTCAGCTAAGCTAGCTTCACGGACTCCAAAGATTTCACTGGGATTAAGATTCGGTCTCTTCGCCATCGTCAATTACCTCGCAAACGTGGGCTTCTGTCTGGTCTTCGCGTACTCGCTCAAAGCATGTTCCGCATCTGAGCCAACGATACGCTCTGAACTTGTTTTGTGCAGTAGTTCCTAATTGTAAGTTACTACCGTCGTCAGGAAAGGCTTGGTCGTAATCAATAACAATTTCTGGTTCTGACGCAGGGTTTCCCTGTTGCATCTCTGGAGGAAAAGGTCCTCTTGGTGCGTGTGCGTGGTTAGGTACTGGGTGAGTCTGGACAGCAGCTATGCGCTGAACCCTAGTAGCAAATATAGGTTGCTCAAAAGTTGGGGAGTCTCTATGAACTGGAATCCAGTCTCTAAAGTTATCCATTAGTTTTTAGTAGTCTTTTTAACCTTAGGTGCTTCATCGTCAACTATAGGTAGTGCGTAATCACCTTTGCGTGCACGAGCATGTAAGCGTAGTGGCAAACACTTGTGACAATAATGAAGCGGGTTAGCTCCAGGGTCTTCGACTTTGTACATTGCGTCTTTATCGCAGTTAACACACTTCATTTTTTCTCCTTATGATGAAAGGGGCATTGCTGCCCCTTTCTCGTTGTAATGCTTACTTAGCTACGTCAGCAGCTGCGTCTACAGCAGCCTTAGCAACAGCCTTTTGAGCGTCTGCAACCGCAGAAGCTGCAACAGTCTGAATAGCAGCTGTTGTAGCAGCGTTTAGGTGCTCTTCCTTAGCAAGCTTTGCTACAGCACCGCGTGGGTTGAGCTTTGCTACTGCTGGCGCGATTGTGCCGAGTAGAGCTGCCCAGAGAACTGTGTGGATGTTGTGATGGCCTGTATGCCACAAGATAAGTGCTGAAGTACCTGTTGCGTAGACGTAGTGCTCTACGAGTACTTCTTCTGAACGGGTGAATTTTGCCATTTGTTACTCCTCTATGTTGTTTACGTATGGCGTGACAATGTGAGAGTCCGCCTGAACCTTGGGGTTAGACGGGTCTTTCGTCTCTGATGCTACACCCCCAACAGCAGCAACGGCTACTGCTGCGAGGTGTTTTACATCCGTGGCGTACCCAGTAGCAGCCCAAGTTCCTAGGGCAGCAGTGCCTGAGATAGCTAAGTGAACTGGACTGGTGACGTTAAGCTTTATCCCCACGAATGTGCTCCAATATCTCGTTTACGTGCCGACGGAGCTCCTCGAGGTGGTTATGGGTCTCCTGGTCTAGCTTTAGGTCTTTTGTAATAATACGCCTATCTTCTTCCCCAGAACGGTTAGTCGCATTTAAAAGTAAGCCTGAGAGAAGGATTGATTCTAACGATACTGTTAAGGTCAACAGGTTAAATGGGTACGGGTCAAAGGCAGCAAAGGTCATCCACAGAGACCAGAACACCATATGGATAACAAGGAACCAAGGAGAGCCAAAAGCTGTTGATGCCCAGTCGGACATCTTTTGAAAGCGCTTCATTAAGCCCCCGCCTCTTTAATCATTGATGCGTAAGTCGCCGCATCTAGTCCTTTTGACTTCTTTAGAGCAGCAAACCTAGACTGATAAACAGGTACTAACGCCAAGTCTTCCTGGGACAGCTTTCCTGTTATTAAGTTGCTTGGAAGTAACCCAGCTTTTGACAAGGCTGTTTCGACAATCTTTGCTGCTTGGTTGGTATACCCAGCTTTAAATGCAGAAGTTCCTGGAAACGGTGGTGCGACAAGAACCGTTGGTGATTTAGTGGTTGCAGGGGTTGTATTGTGAACAACAGCAGCTCCTCCACCAGCTAACGCTGTTACGCCAGCTACTCCAGCAGCGGTAGTTTTACTTGCTACTTTTGATGTTGCTGGTTTAGAGCTAGCATCATATTCTGGTCGAACAATAGCAAGAACATATAGGTAAGCGCGGTGGCGTTGGTAAACCCCATGCCCGTCATATTGTGAGGCATTCGTCATATGCTCAGGTCCAGTGTTTCCACCAATTGTTGTTATACCGTCTTTTGAAGCTGCTTGAACAATCTCTACGTGGTCTGCAACCCCGTTACCTGCCCAAGAAAAGAACACCAAGTCGCCTGGTAATGCAGAATATTTATCAACAACTTGGCCATTTTTCTGAAACCATGTTAGCCCCGCGGGACAGTATGAAAAGCCTTTAGGAGTCTGTGCAGCTATAAGATGAGAAGCGTTAACCTGCGCAAAACACCACGATACGAACATCGCACACCAAGGCTCATTTGGAATTCCATACCAATCGCCATACGGGTTAGCATCTGTTGTTCCACCGTAAAAGTTAACTTGCTTCATAGCAGCGTTAACAATGTCAACACCAGCTGTCATTTTTTATCCTCCGTTACTACTTGAGCAGCAGCCTCTGTCCCATCCTTCCTATAACGAAAGGTTTCCCACAAAGGTGCTGGAATCTCATGAATGCCAAAACGTGTACGATGGTGAGCCTCACAAAGAACTTCTAGATTTCCTGGGCTCTCAATCCACTCTTGAAAATCCTCATCATTGGTAAAGTGAAGGCCAAAAGCTTCCTCCACCTTCTTAAGGTCCATGTTGTTTACTTGAGAGAACTCGATATGAGAGTGATGAAGCTCAGGACCACCAGAGCAGAGGTCGTCGTTAATAATGCACTTCCATAAACCTTGCTTCTTAATTCTTGCCTTTGCTTGGTTGAACAGGTGATAGTGCGGGTCACTTTCGCGAGGCTCATGCTCAGGAATTGAAACAGCGAGATGAAGGTTCATCGCTTGCTTATGTGCATCGGTCACTGGTACACCAGCCTTTCTGCTAAATCCCCTGGTACTACTAAGTAGTCTCTCTTCGGTACTAAAACAATTTCAGCTTTGTCGTAGCATGCCTCTACTAGCTCAGAGCAGATGTAGCCTTCTTTTTGAGCCATGTACTCCATGATGTTGCTGTTAGATAAAAGCCTTAAACCTAGGATACGAAAAGCTAGGAGAGCGATAGTTAGAAAGCTGTAGGGCTTTCCTACTAAAGCTACAGCTGCCTGAGCAATTTTATGGCGCTCCATAGTTGAGAGGTGTTCATGTTGGTTCCATGCAATCAGAGGGTAGTTAGTCACTGGACTAACGCGTACACCCTTAGGGTCGGCTTCGACTATCTGACCACCCCCAATGTAAATAAAGCAGTGGTTCCAACGAGACATAGTTCCAAGTCGAATTAATTTGCCAAAGAACCCATTAGTCTTTACTACGCCGTAGTCACCTATGCGTGGCTCGTACATATTAAACCCTCTTAATGCCCTCTTCTACATGGGCTTGAACACGACCTTCTAATCTAGAAAGGTCCTTTACTACCTCAATCTGATGTGTGCGTAATTCCTTGACATCGGCCTTCACTTCAGATATGTCCTCTTTGAGACTCTTGACAAGAGGAAGAATTTGAAGTTTTATAGCGTCGTTTACAGAGCCCCCGTGATTGGGCTTTAGCTCTTCTAGACTAGGGCGCATCTCTTCCATGTACTCTTTAAAAGCTTCTGTAGAGTGCTGTTTTACGTACCAGCGGGCTATACCGCCTACTGAACCTGCAATAAAGAGAGATGAAGATACAGTTGCAATCACTGTAGATGCGTCCATTAGACCCCCGAAATAGTAGTTAAATAATCGAGGTCTTTGTCCAAATATGTATCACAAATGCGTGTAATACGTATATTTTTGCAGATATGTCGATATTTATCAGGATAAATACACTTGCTCGCCTTGACATGGGTATGTAACTCTGTGGTAACTTAGAGAAGTGTTAAACCACCGTTAAGGTGGTTTTTTCATTTTGAGAGGAGCAGAAATGCTTAATATCAGAATAAACTTCACGATAGACGTGAAAAAGTGGTTAGCGGGTGCAGCAGCTCTATTCATAACTTTCGCCCACATTACGGGTGCCCCTGCACAAGCAGCTGAGGTAAAAATGCCTGAGTTCTATCATGCAATAGTTTTTGAAAAAGCTGTGACAGTTCGTCTGCAATATTTAGATGTAACTACAACGCGTCAAGCAGCTAAGGCTGCTGTATCCAGCCCTTATGCAAAATACTTTGATATTGAAACCCTTGCATTCCTTACTACGTATGCAAAAGGAATGCCCTTGCAACAGTGGCAATGTTTAGATACGCTTTGGACTCATGAGAGTCACTTCAACCCCAAGGCTCTTAATATGGGCTCAAAAGCATTTGGAATAGCACAGTTTTTGCCCACAACATGGGGTGATTACAATGTAACCAAAACTGCTAGCGCTGCTCTACAAATTCAATATGGACTACATTACATTCAATCAAGATATGGAGACGCGTGCGGTGCTTGGTCTTTCTGGCAGGTTCATAAATGGTATTGAGTTATTTAAACTCGACGGCAGTCAACTATGTAGTCAAACAGACCCAGAGATATTCTTTCCAGAGGTAAATACTCCCCCGAGTATTGTGAAGTTAGCAAAGAGCATTTGTAATGATTGTCACTTTCAGGCTCCTTGCTTAGAGTACGCTCTTAAAACTTCTCCTATAGGTATCTGGGGAGGAACCTCGGAGAGAGAACGACAAGAAATAAGAAGACGTAGAAAGCAAAAAGCCGCCCGATAAGGGGCGGCTTTTTGTTTGGGTTGAGATTATTCTTCGACAGTGAACTCTGTAGCGTTTGTAGCTGAAGCAGCTTCGCTCTCGTTTGTAGCTGTCTGGTAGTAGACAAGGTTGACTGTTGAGCCAAGTGTCTGTGTACCTGTAAGTGACTGGCTGTATACAGTCTCGTTGTTGGCAGCAGTAGCACCTGTGTTGCGGATGGTGACTGTTCCAACGTTGAAGCCTGCAACACCGAGCAAGCGGATTGCTTCCTGAACGGTGACGCCTGTAACTGTAGGAACTGCAGCTGTTGAGTTTGAAGCAGCAACAGTAACTACTGCTACGCCATTAACACCAGTAAGAGCTGAGTCTGAAGCAGCGTTTGTAACTGTGAATGATGTAGGAGTCGCAGACGCGATTGTGACAGCAGACAAGTTAAATGCTGATGCAGTTGTGTAGGTCTTTGCGTAGTACTGGGTAGCAATTGGCTGAGTTGAGCCAGCTGATACATAGTTGTAAAGACCTGAGATGGTCACAGTCTGACCTGAAGAGAACGCGTTGTTAGCTGTATAGGTAACTGTTGTTCCGTTACCAGAAACTGCTGTGACAACAGCTGTAAGGGTGTAAGCCTGGTTAAATCCGCCTGTAGCCTTTGTTGGCTGTGAGTTGGCTGGATATGCGTTCCAGTTGTTCATCCACTGGTCATGGCTATCAGATGGAGCAGAAGCGTTGAAAGCTCCGACATCGATTGTGTAGTTGTTGTCTGAGAGCTTTGCAGATGCGATATCTGTGGTTGTTGACCAGTTAGTATCAGCACCAATTCCTGGGATGATAGAAGCAGGGACTACTGCAGTCGCAGATGCGCCTGTAACAGCGGTTCCTGTGGCAGCGTTGGTCACTGTAAATTGTGTTGAAGAAGCTGAGGCGATTACTACTGAGCTGAGGTTGAAAGCTGAGGTTGAAAGACCTGTAATGGTGACAATCTGACCAGCAACGAATTCGTTGTTTGCTGTGTATGTGACGGTTCCGCCAGAAGCAGAAGCAGCTGTAACAGTTGCGCTAAGCTCTAGGTAAGAGGTGCTTCCTGAAGTTCCGCCTGTAGCGTTGTAAGAAGGAGATGTGACGCGGTCGTCACCTGTCTGCGGAGCCATGTTGCCCCACACGAAGTCGACTGCTACGTTGCCGTTAGGGGCTTGCTTGTAGCCAGAGTCGCGAATTACTGTCATTGTTAATTCCTGTTCTCTCGAGAGTCCCCGTGCACTGGGGTTGTCTCTATTCTCCAAGAGAACAGAAAGACTGTCAGGCTTTACTTAGGTAAACCATCATTCTGTATCTCACCCTCTGCCTCAATAGAGACAGATACTTTCTGCCATTTACCCGCAGGGCACTCAGCATGAGCAAGGGTTGTTTTAAGAGGCATAATGCACCCACAGAGCTTGCACTGTTTAGTTAACTTAATAAATTGAGGGCACTCCTGACAGATACCCATGCGGGCAGCGGGGATATATTCAGGAATATTGGTCAAATTTTTATTAAAAACATCCCACGGACGAGCGGGTTTATCCTCAGTCATTTTTTCTCCACGTAGTCTTGCTCCAGAAGCGTTCTTTATAGAATTATATCGTTTTGTGGCTTAGGTGTAATTATCTCTGCCTTTGTTCCGTTCCAACGAACCCTGCCATTGCAGCCAACATTCCATTTGGTTACGCCATTTTCTTCAGAAACAATGTCGCTGGCATAGCCAGTTATCGAAAAGCCACTTGCAAGGTGTTCAACACCGTTGACAAAAACTCTCCAAACCAGATGGTCCCCTGGCTGTGCTTTCGTGTTAAACCTTAGAATAATTTCATCGTAAGGGCGCAACCACCTGTCTTTAACTATTTTCCAGATATACGTAAATTTATTCATCTATAAACCCATCTCTTTTCTTTTTTGTGTGGCAGAAATAGCCTCAATCTCGTCCCCTAGCTTAACCTGCTCAATCTTGTATCCAACGTCCCTGCCATAGACGATATGAGTGATGTTCGGCATCTTGACTACCATAGCTCTTGCCATATGCGGGTCCTTGTTAATGTAGCCCTTAACCTCTTCAAACGAGAGGGGGTCTTTAGGGCTGGTACCTTGAGTATCCCTAACCCCCAGCATCACCTGCTCTGTTCGCTTCTTAGCCTCGTTATAGAGGGCATGGTGACCTTCATGCCATGGTTGGTAGCGACCAAGCATAAGGGTCGTAGGCTCTTTCCAGTCGTGCAACTCTGACCACTCAATAATGAAGTCTGCTTGTTCTTCATAGGACTTAGAAAGCCAATGGTAGTCAAACTCCGTCGGGTCTTCCCACAGTTTATTGGTATCGTCAAAACGGCTTTCTTGGATAGTGTCCATCCAGACAAGAATGTCTGGTTTTCCAAAGCTTGCTCTAGTTTCTGCAGTAGGGCATACAAAATCAACAACTACATCAAGGCCTTGACTAGAGAGCATTCGAGACATCTCTCCAAGACGCCGTGCATGCTCTATGCGGTCTTTTGGAGAAAATCCGAGGTCGGAGTTAATGGTGGAGCGAACGTAGTCTGCATTAAGGTGAACAGCATTAATACGGCTAGCCAGCTCTACAGCTAAGGTTGTCTTACCGCTACCAGGAAGACCTATAATTTGGATAATCATGGTAAATCTCCATATCTACTCGATTCATCTCTGCGATGAAGTCTACATCACTTTGTTTGAGCTCTGAGTACAGAGCAGATGAGTGTTCATTGATGTTGTGTCCTGAGGACGGTGGTTTAGTAGCAAGATGGGGCGCTCCAACCTCAGTAAGAATTGTATTAACAGCTTTTTCCGCCACTTCGTCAGTTAAATCAGAGTCTTTCATAAGAAGGTTAACTCTACTGAGGCGGCTGTAAAGCTCTTCTTTATCTTTAAGGTCTATGGCAAGAAAATCTTCATCGTCTCTATAAAAATAAGGGACGGTCGATTTCTGCTCGTAAAGAAAACACTTTGACTGGTAGTTAGCTAAAAAAGAGTAGTTGTTTAAGCACCACTTACGAAAACTTTCAAGCGTTGGTTTTTCAGGATTGTTTTCAAAAAACTTTACATGATGGCAGTAATGACTGACCGTCCTTTTTATAGGGTCTCTGAAAGCGGAGAAAACGTAAGTGGTATCAGTGACATAGTTCCATCCAGAATGAGCGACAATATTTTCAATATTTGCAGCAACCAACGGCTCTACTAAAAACGAGGTTATTTTGTCCCTAACATAGTGACCCCCTGTTTTTGGAATGTGAAGGTGATAGAACCTAGTGAAGCCACTCACGATTTTCCAATGTCCACAAAACGGTCTTTTTTAAAGACTCGTCAAAAGAAACAGGAGATATCCAGCCCCATTCTTCTAAAGTTTTTCTTTCAAGGCCATATCGTAAATCATGCCCTGGTCGCGTCGTACCAACATCTACTCGTTCAATAGGCTCCCACATAGCAGTGTTAATCCCCATGTGGTCAGCAATCATAATTGCCATATCCTCATTTGAAACTTCTAGCTCACCACCGACGTGAAAGCGGTGTGGGCGTTCAAGTCCCTCTGAAAAACGAATAGGATGTTTAAGATGTTCATCTATAACATAGGTAAGAGCATCCGCTTGATTTCTGGCATGCAGGTAGAAACGGGAGCCTGATTTAAACTTCCCGTCTGACACAGCTCCATGCACAGGCATTTGCTTTCCTTGAAGAAAGTTACTAATAGTCTTAGGAATAAACTTTTCAACATCCTGCCTCTCTCCAAAGATGTTCATAGTGTTAGAGAGAACGATTGGAAGGTTGTAGGAACGCCAGTAAGAGATAGCTATGGCTTCTTGGGCAGCCTTACTACCTGAATAAGGGTTAGAAGGCAGGATAGGGTCGTATTCGGGGTGGTCACCGTGTTTAGCGGGTCCATAAACCTCATCAGTACTTATCTGGATGAAAAGTGAGAGACGTTCCAAGCTGCGAGCAAACTCAAGCATATTGAGAACAAGAGCAACATTATTAGTGACAAAATGACGCGGTTCGAGAAGACTCCTGTCAACGTGCGACTCCGAAGCCATGTTGATAATGACGTCCACATGCCCAATCTCCTTTGCTGTGATGTGGTCAATAGGTGTGCGCAAATCGTGAGTAACAACGCTTACCCTAGAGCGCTCTGATGGGTTAGCTTCGAATACGGCACGAAGTCGCGAGCTAAGTCCTTTATGACGAAAGCTATCTACGCAGACAACGTCCCAATCAGTTGTTTTTAAAATATGCTCAAGAGTGTGGTGACCTACAAAGCCACCTGCTCCTGTTAGGAGAACCTTCACTTCTTTTTTCCAGCCCACCACCATAAACGGCGGGAAGGGTGCTCATGATGATGAGCTGTCGGAGAATTCAAATTAGACTGTAAGTAAACAGTGTCGTTAAGCTTAAAGTTCTTTAAGTGGTCTGAAGTAGCTTCGGCGTTGAGTGAGATTTTAATTCCTAGACCTCGCACTTGTTCCCAAAAGTACATGTCATCCGAAGTCCATGTGTCCCACTCTGGTTTCCAACCATCTTTAAACCAAGGATACTTTTCAGGTTTAATTGATGCGATTGCTTCAAAGACCTCGCGATGAATAAGCACATAGCCAATGCCCACTGAGTGAAGGCCTTCAATGATTTCTCCACCTGCTGCGAGCTCCTCGTGTGTAAGCCAAACACCCATAGCTGTGTGGTCACTGAGGTCTACAGGTTTGACCGCTGAGACGGTTACTCCAGAACCATTATCCCAAGGAACATAGTACTTTCCACCGACAACAGGTCTTTCTAGCGAGTCTGCGGATTTAACTAATTTATCAAAAGATTCAAGAGAAAGGCAGATGTCACTATCTAACGAAAGAAGCCAATCTGCGTCAGACTTAAGAAAGATTTCTACCATCTTATTTCTATTTAATGAAAGATATGGACCTGATGCAGCTATCACATCGCTGATTCTTTCAGGACGATTAAGAACTATAGTTGATACGAAGGCTGCAAAGCCCGTGTACACGGTTCCAGGGTCAATCCACCCAATAGCAATCTTTTCGTTATCGCGCATTTTTTGCTCCCTTAGTTAACAATTTATAGACCTTTTTGACCCAGAAAACATCTCGGTAGTATCCCCGCTCTCTTCCTCGAACAAGGTTACCAGTACGAGCGATATGAGGGTACAAGGCAGGGTCGTACACTGAGGCAGTCCATTTAGCGCGTTTTACTGGGATAAGCTGGACATAAGGAGTGCCCTTAGGAATAGTGCCTTCAAAACCTTCTTTTATGAAGAAGGGGATATTTCCAGAGCCGTAGTACCTGTCGCTGTCAACAAGCGCAGACATTGTTGTAAAAGGTAAATCAAATCTATTAAAAGGATGAGTAAACAACGTGCTCCAACCGCGAGGAGACTTGACGCCCCATTTAGGCGTCCAAACCATATGATTAGGTAAGTGACCTGCGGGACGAGGCATTGTGTGCCCTGTTTCTTTTGGACGTTCTGCAAGGGGATTGCTTGTAGATTCAGAATCCCATTTAATATCGACGCTGCCATCTTCAAGAATTTTTACATGTATATCTGTCCATGTAAGGAGCATGTACCCAGAAATCATTCCGTCTAAGAAGGGTACACATGTTTTTAAACCATTATGACGCACGCCGTTTGAGTCTTCGTATGCAATCTCAGCATGTTTATACCATTGAGGTATAACATCTTTTGCTAGCTTAGGGTTTGGAACTCCATCATGAGCAGCATGGTCTGTTGGCACAAAATGATAAAACTTCATATAGTTGCTCCATCTTATAACCCCTCAGTATCGTCATAAAACGCCCACAAGGTCATAAACAATCGTGTTCCATTTTTAACGGCACGTACTCCGTGTGTGTAATCTACACCTGCTGAGTGTATCACTAAACTATTTTTAACAGGTTTGTGTTCAATGTTGCGATTTGGGTAATAGATTTCTCCACCGTCATACTCATCATTTAGATAGACAACAAGTCCCCATTCGCAGGATTTTTGATTCTGGTTGTCGTAATGAGGAAGAAGTGCCTCTGACTCTCTTCGACGACGTATAAACATCGGGTGTTTAAAAGTATAGTTATAGTTAAAAACCTCGTCGCATAGGCGACGCACTTGGTCAGCAGCCTCTCCTTCAAAAGGAAGAATACTGGCATACCATTGACCCTCAAGATTATTAGCACGACTAGTCCACTCGCCAAAAGTGGCGTTTTTTTCAATGTCTAAAAGGGTAGAAAGTAAATCCTCAGGGAGGAAGTTATTAATAACAACAATTTCTTCATCTAAAAATATCGCGGTAGGGTCAGTGATTAAACTCTTAAGAGAGCTCATTTAAAACCTACTCTGGTTTTGAGAAAGTATTTGTTGTTGCGTCGTACTTCCACTGGCTGTCTGGACCACCATTTGCAGGGGACTCACACTGAACAAGGGTAGGATTGCTAAGAAGAACTGCACCGAGACGCTCATCTACATGAAATACTTGCTGAACTACTCCGTCAATAACCATAGCAACATGGTACGGCATAGCTGAAACAGTAGCAGTAACGTCTTGCGCAGCCTGTTCAGCAAGAATATCTGCTAAAGGGCGCGGTGTTGGTAGTGTCATGTAAAGTCTCCTTATTCGCTAAAAGTATAGCACTCTTTACTGGATGGTGAGGTTATCTGCATACTCGCCCTGCGTGTAGCCACCAGGAGCCAATATGAGACCGTGCTGAGTTCCCCCTGCTGTCTGTGTTGTTGAAATTGTACCTACAACAGTTCCTGATTGACCTGTTCCAGCGTACGCGGTTGCGTTAATACTAGAACCAGATAGCACTGTCTGTATAGAGGCAGGTAGAGCACTGATAGCTTGGTCGATGACGGTGGTCACAGTGTTTGCTACCGAACGTACGAGGCGTAGGGTAGTTGCTCCTGCGGAATTTGTTGTTGTTTGACTGTAGGTTGCACAATACTGACCTCCAGGAGAATAACCTGAACCAGTACAAGTAGTTCCTCCAGGGGAGTAGCCACTGCTAGAGCACGTGCTTCCATATGAGGTAGTTCCCCCAGTACATGTCTGTCCGTAGTAGTAACCGCGAAGAGGGTCGTATCCGTATGGAGCCCATGAGGTGCAGTTATAGCTGGATGTTTGTGAGTATCCTGTGCAGAAATAGCTTCCAGCGCTGGTTCCGTAACTTGTGCAATAGTAGGTTCCAGCACTAGTAGCGTATGTGGCACATGCTTGTCCGTAAGCAGTATTTGTTGCCGTATATGGAAACATTCCCCACCAGTTAGCAGTGTCAGTAACCCAAAAAGCAGCTCCAACGCCTCCGTTAGTATCAACATCTAAACTGATTGTTTTATTAGCACTACCTGCTTGAACAGTGGCAATAGGATAGTTAGTAGGAATATCTGTGCTTGCAGCCTTATTGTTGTTAATAAACCAGTTTCCGCGTAAAGCGTTCCATACGTTACCTGTATCAGTATTTTCTAATCCAGTTGTAGTGTTAGAGCGATTGAACGCGTCTTTGATAGCGCTAAGAATCCACTTGCGCCATGAGCCACCCAGTGCTTGACCAGTAAATAGTGGCATTATGCAAACTTACTAGGACCTGATGCCAAAACTGTATAGGTAGCGTTAGCTGTTTTAATCACAGTCAAAGAATAGGCATCTATATCGGATGAGTTAGCTGCTACAGGAGAAACGCCGTTTAACCACTTTGGGATTACGGACGTGCCATCAATAGAGAAAGATGAAGGGTAATAACCAGTTGAACCGTTAGTAATAAGGAGTACAAAACTGATAGATTGATTGACAGAGAGAACAGAGTTCAGCGTTGTCGCAGAGTTTCCACGGATATTAATGGAAAAGTTACCTGTAGTAGCGGTCGTGTAATATTGAAAAGTAGAGGTAAGGACATCGAAGTTAATACCAGAGCCTACAGAGGCTGAGGTGATACTCATATTTTCAATGGGAGCCGTAAGGTTAGCCGAGGGAAGAGTAGTACCTTCCTGGTTAACGTACGGTCCGTAGACCGAAGTTTTCATTATGCGAACTCTACTCCTGAAATAGTAAGAGTGACCGATGAACCGACAGTTGCGCTGGCGTAGATGTTCTCAGAGTTATTGATGACCTGAGATAGTGGGATTGCAACAAAAGAGTTACCTGCCAGAGTGATGCCTGGGACAAGGGTTGTAGCTGCTCCAGTAGAGCTTCCTGAAGGAACTAGGTACACAGTTACTGCAGTAGAGCTAGATGATGTGTTCGCTAGTACGATTTCTTTAATAACGCCTGTAGCACCCGTTGAGGGAGTATAGAGGCTGCTACCAGCGGATGTTGTTAGCTGGGCTGGACCCGCTAAACGTTTCGGCGTGTATGTTGCCATGTTACTCCCTCAGATAAATAATTAATTAAAGTACGATGCCTGCAGCTTGGCACTTAGCGCAGAGGAAAGACTTGCTTTCGCTCGCATCAGCAACAACTTCAGCAACAACGATATTTGCAGCGCAAGAAGCGCAAGTGGTTTCGAGGTCAGCCATGATTATCCTTTCGATAGATAGATATTACAGTAGAGCAATTGTAGCCGATTTAACGGCTAAACCTAGTTCTGACTCTCGCCGTTAGGACCTCTGCCTGGGCGCTGTGGGACATGGATACGTGGACGTTCCTCTGTATTAAGAAATAGACGACGAACGCCAAAGCGGGAATCTCTAATAGTTACTTGCTCAATCTTAGGCTGCTTAAAAGACTTTTTACGGCTCATACATTCCACCGACCTTGTTGAAGAGCTCCTACATCAATTCCATCGACAACTTTGCCATCGACAGATGTGCGCGTTAGCGCATCTCTAAATTGACGACTACGCGTTATTTGTGGAGAAAGGGTTCGCAAGGCCTCCTGATACTGGCTTGCTTGACTTTTGGGGTTTGGAATTGATTTCTTTTTTGAGCGCACTCTGAGTTACCTGTCCTTCGCTACGACGGTCAACATGGGCTCCGCCAGGGCCCTCATTGGTTATTGGGACTGGTCCAGTTGTTTGGGTTGGAGCAGCAGGAGTTTCTTTCTCTGGTGGCATGCGAAATGTTGTTGAACCCGCAGCAGTTCTATGACTTGTTGGGATAACCCCATATGTACTTGCAATTTCATGCAACGTGCCTGTTGCCGCGTGGTGTTGTTCTAGTGTGTTGGCATGCTTTGCAGCTTCAAGTCCTACTGCGCTACCGTGCTTAACCGCTGCCATCTGCATCCCACGCAAGTGAGCATTGTCAGCAGCTTTCTCTCCTAGCATGTGCTTCTGTTCTTGAAGCTTTGCCATCTCCGCCCAGTCACCTTTAGTGAACTGACTCTTATTTTTACCGAGACCTTTTTTAACGCCCTCGATAAATGCGCCTCCTCCAGTCTGACCACCTGGAAGGGCTTGAAACGGGTTCTGATTAGGAGTAGCCATGTCTTTATTATCTAACTCAGATGTAAAAAATTAAGGCTAAACGGCTAAATGCTTCTCTTCACACCAGCGAGCTAGAGATGGAACAACGTACATCTTTTTGCAGATTTCGCACTGCCATGTGTCGTTTTTACTTTTTTCGTACATTGGCTGCCCCTACACTTATAGGCATGAATACCGAGGAAGCTCAAGCCGAGATTGCCCGCCTTAACCTCCGTGTCTCTGAACTAGAGATGGCGCTTGATTATGAGCGCTCTAAAGCAATGGTTAACGGCTAGGAAATGTATTTGTCAGGGTCGTAAATTCCAATAGCTTGTTCAATAAGCTTTGAACCAAATTCACGTGAATGATGCCCGCAGAACATAAGTTCTCCTGAAGCCAGTGTAACAATGGTGCGAGCCTGCGCTCCGCACGAGTCACATCTGTCAACCGCAAGTAATTCTATAGAATCGATTGTTGCGTTCACGCTACTCCTCCACCCGCTGCTCCTGTGATTCCTGCACCTGCTGCAGCTCCTGAACCTGAAGATGGGATTGACCACATTGTTTCAGGAGTATCTAGAGCACTAGGAGGCTTTGTCTCTGTATGAGGAATACTACCAAGTGAGTATGATGGGGTTGTGTCTACAGACGTAGTACCAAAACTAAGTGTCTGTTGTTTATTCAAAAGCGTGTCCTGCATCTGACGATGAGTCTCGCTCACGTTACCTCCAAACTTACTAGCGTTTGTAGCGCTAGTTACTGGACCTTGCTTAAGTCTAGCGTTGTCACTGTAACTATGTGCCTCTGAACCACCGTCCATCGCATAAGGATTTGGTGCAATGGCTCCTCGTTCAGACCCTGTAGAAAACTCCGATTGAAGCGTCATTACTTCTCGTTTTCCTTCTTTCCAGCTCGACGCTTGTTTTCTTTAGCAACATTGTCTTTCTTAGAAATAACACGCAGGTTCTTTGCAGAATCGTTGTGCTTATTGTTATCTTTGTGGTCAACCTCTTGGTCTTTACGAAGCTTCTTACCTGTGCGAGTCTCGTGGTCTACGCGAGCTTTATCTGATGAAGTGGTGTGCCACTTACCATCTTTACCCTTTGTTTTAAAAACATAAATAGGGCGTCCACCGTTTTTAGCAGAACCTTTATATGGTCCAAACTTTTTAGTTTCGCTCACTTCTTCTTCGCTTTCTTTTCAGGGACGCAGTTAGGAACTTGTTTTCCATCTTTCATCTTCATACCAAATTGACGGTAGTTAGCCCAGCATGGGTCAGCCATTATTTCTTCCCCTTATTCTTCTTAGAGATAGAAGCAGCTTTCTTCTTAGCATCAGCTTTAGAAGATGCACCCCACGCTTGTAGTGAAAGAAGTAGACGAGTTGGCTCGCCGTCAGGCTTATGCTCAGGTCCTGGCATTCCGCCCATGCGTGCAAGGAATGATGCCCGACGAGGGTTATCACCTGACTTAACTGGAGGTTTTAAATTATGACCTTCTCTTTTTGCTGCAGCACGGCCTTCGGCATTAAGTCCGCCTTTGGGATTTTGACCTTCTTTGCGAGCATAGGCGGGTGTCTTAGCCATTGTTCTTGTGCCAATCTTTCGCTTCTTGAACTGCCTTTGATAGAGAGACTTTACCTAAATCGTAATCTTCACCATGAGGGTGGTGAACTTCAGCATGTCCTTTACTATTAAAATAAAAATCATGCTCTTCGCCTTTAATTTGCACTACACGGCGATGGTCGTGCGCTCTATCTTTTTTCATAGTGTGCTTCCTCTAGGTACACAGACGCATGGACACGCTGCTTGGTCACAAAGACCATACTCTATTTTATGGTCACACTTGCCGCAAAACACCTCATACTCAGCCAAAGAGCGTCTCCCCTACTACTACATCAATTGCATCATCTATATTAAAAGACGGCTCGTGGTCGCACGCACCGCAGTTATGGCACATTACTTTGTCTTCTTATTCAAACTCTTATTGAGAACATCCGTTGAGTTAGCACCTACTTGGTAACGGCCATAAGAAGGTCGTGGACCAGAGAACATGCCATTGTTAGTCTGGCGCAGTTCGTTGTCGCCATTACGAGGCTTTTTAGGGGCTGCTTTCTTTGCAGTCTTTTTCTTACTTGCCACGTTTAGCCTTCTTAGGTGCTAGAGGTTTATTGAGCTTCCCCTTTTTCAGTTTCTGAGTAGATGGGGCAAATTCTCCAAGACTACGCTCAGCTTTACTCTTACCTAGAGCTGGGTCACGCATCTGGTTAGGAAGGAGTCTAGCCATTCTTCTCATCCTTTTTGGGAGGTTGTTGTTTAACAATGCCTTTGAGAACAGGACCAAACCCTTTGAAGTCTTCTTCTTTATCGCGGTAGTTGGCAAGGCTCACTACGCGCCTAGGGTCTTTTGCTCTATCTTCAGCCATAGATTTATTATCCCCTAGTTTTCATCAGAAAAACTGTTGAGGTAACTTATATATGCCTCAGTAAGCATCACCAGTACCTGTACCGATACTTTAGAGTGGTACTCCTCAAAGTGACGCTTCCAGTCAACTGGGCTCTTTATAGCAGTACTTGAACAACCATTGTTGATATCGCTAAAGATAGCGCGTGCACAATCACCAGTCAGGTCTTCTCTTTCCTGCTGGTCGAGTATCCACGCGATAAACACAGGGCTTAAGGTAGCAAAGTCTCTGTGTGATTCTCTCGGTAACTAGCTAACATCTTTTCCACCTCAGGGTGGTCTGCGGAGTAATCGGCAAGAGTCTCTTCAATTTTAGCGATTTCCTCTTCAATCTGACGGCGGGTATCCTCATCAAGCTGTTCTTTATCGCGCTCATAGACAGCCTTAGCAGCCTCAAAGTTGTGTTTGTAGACAGCCATCTGCACAGCCTTGCGTTCGTCAAGAAAAGCCTTCTGTTCAGCCTCTCGCTCAGCTATTTTCTGTTGGCGCTTGGATTGCTCCGTCATGGGTCTTCCTTCCTCGTATACGGTCTTGTGTTCGCATCCTGTGGCAAGTCGCACAGACTACGTCACACTTCTCTATTTCGGCAAGGATTTCCTCTACCGTTTTATTTTTAATTCCGTGGGAGATAGTAAACGACTTTTCTCCCCGAACATGGTCAAAATCCATAGCATGTGACGGAAAGCGTCTATTGCAATCTGCGCAAGGCTTATCCTTAGCTCGTGATGTAATCGACCTTTTGTCCATCTTTATCGTTCGATTACTCACCTTCAGTCGAATACGCTCAAGAGGGTTGGATTTATACATATCCTTTTTATAGCTCTTATTACACTCTTTACAGTAACCCTGAGGTTGATTGCCTCTACGAAGGTTGTACTCAGATATGTGCTTTGCTTGTTCACACATAGAGCAAATTTTAAACATCGGCGTCCCATACTCGTTGAGGCTGGCTCTTATAGTTACTACTACTGAAATGAAAGAACCCGCAGTTTGAACACTGGTAAATGTACAGCTTTACTCCAGCATGACGCAGGCGACGCACCTTCTTTGCTTCTGAATGTGTGATGAACCTCAACTTACCCATGCAACCAGCAATAGTTGTCATGATTACCCTACCTCTTCTTCTTTTTCTTATGTGTCCCTACGTGAAGACCTAGCTCCATAGATACTCGTTGAGATGTAAGAAGACCGCTCATAAAGCCATATGACTTTGTAGGCGTTGTGGTTTCCCACGAACACT